AGGAAGGATTCTCCAATCAGAATACAATAGCAACTTCTGGATTTCATCCATTTTCTTGTACCACTTACTATCATAGAAATAATCAAGTGCTTCTAGATTTAACTTTCTTACTTCTTCTAAAAGTAGTCTCTCTTTATTCTCTTTTTGAATGATAGCAACTGTACGAATAGTTTCGTAAATAGTTTTAAGTTCAGATACATTACCCTTCTTATAGGTATAGTCTTGCCACCTAGTAGTATTTGTATCGAACTCATATCTCATCTTAGATCTGAAGCAGAGATATGTATCATCACTGTATAGGATTACATTCTTAATTTCATCTTTACCAGGATCATGCCATTCAGATGAGAAAGCAGGAAGCACAATATCTGTCCATGCTTTCTCGTCGATAAATGTAGTTCTACCGCCTTGGGCAACATTACCTAAGGTAACTGCTTTCTCAGCAAAGTTTAACTCCATGACAGACTCTCTAGGTCTAATGGTCTTCGACCAAAATTCCCTAATTTCGTCATCTGTTGGTTTTTGATAGAAATATTCTGCCATTTTAGTTACTTAGGAACTTTGATATACCATCCTGTCAGTATATATTTATCTTGGGTAAACACTGTATTTCCTTTATGCACATGTGTCATGCCTGCAGGCCAAACAACTACAGTTCCTACAGTAGGTCTGATTCTCCTTCTTTGATAAAGAAATTCAGTCTCTGCTTCACCCTCAGGCATATCATTTAGATAGATTGCCCAAACAAGTTCTCTTGCATGATGTCCAAATCCTGCACTTTCATAGTGCCAGACATGATATCCACCGCCTGGTTTTGTTTTCTGCATCTTAGAATCTTCAGATACATACTTACCATGCTTTAGTTGATCATACTTTTCAACATAGTGCTGAACACATGCTGTAAGATATTGATTAATCTCATAATTTAGATTAGGATCAGAATAGTTCATAAGGATAGATTCATCCTTTCTACCCAAAGATCCTTGTGGAAACTGGTTAGTTCCATCCATGATACCACCCGTGGTAACATCATCTCCTAGAATTATAGAACCGTTGGCAATAACACTCTCAAAATGTTTAATCATTGCATCACAACGGGATTTTGGCATGAAATTTTCCCACACACCAATAAAGTCCGTAAAGTCGGACTTAGTAATATTAGGATCGTCCATCAATTCCATAGGACGAATCGGTTGTGCTCCCATAATCTACCTCAGTATGCTTTAATAATATACTTGACTCGATGGTATTTAGTCAACAGTGGTACAGTCGATTCTGGAACCATAGAAGGTGTTGGAACAACTGTTTTAGATAAGTTTAACTCAAAATCTGCCTGATTGGCAGCCAATGCTAGATCTGTTTGAGAAAAATTAATAGTCGTAGTATTATTGGTTGCCATACCACCTGCTGCAGTACCACCACCATTAACATTACCCCATCCATAAACATTCTCAGAATCACCAAATTCTGATTGTGACATGTAATGTGTATGTGTTAAAGTTGTGCCTGGGTTATATACAACCATATTACCCTGAACTTCGTTTACACCAATAGCAGCAATACTATTACCACCACTTGCAAGACCAGGAATGTTATTTTCTGCAGACTGTTCCGCCCCCCAGAAGTTGTTGAATGAGAAGTTAACCTCACCACCAGGAGATACTACACTATTATAACCAATACTAGAATAAGTAGCAGACTTAATGTCTTTTTCTTGAATTTGATAGAAACCAGGAGTTGCCCATGCAACATATCCAACACCAATTTGGTCTACTTGTGCTGTAATAATATCATGGGTGTGCTGCGCTGGAATAGTTATAGTTGGATTTAGTGGTCCAATAGCTGCCTGTAAGTTACCAGTAATTTCATAATCAATTTCACCTGAGATACTATCAATGCCAGTAGTTGTAAGAGATCCTAACTTGAAAAATCTACCATCAGTATTAGTAGTAAATGAATCTGTTACAGTCAATACTCTGAGACCAGGACTGAATGTAATAGTACCACCACCAGGAGCAGGGTCTGGAAATGTAATATCCATTGTGTCACCCACCTGATAGTTTTCACCAGGATTCAATACTGTCATAATTTTGAATCTAGTGTCATCTGGAGCAGTACCAGCATCATTTAATTGTGCTTCTGCCCTTATTCTAAGTTGCAATCCAGTACCACTACCACCAGTGATAGTAACATCTGCTTCTTGGAACTCATTTATATTGTTCCAATAGTCTGGAGAACCACCTTCAGTTCTCTGTACCCATTCACCAATTGCCTTAGTTACATATGCAGCAGGATTCAAGTCTTCGTTCTGCCACAACTGGAATGCAACAACTTGACCATCTGGTTGTGTAATACCTGGGAATACTTGTTCATCAGGAGGAGTACCAATTCCATCGATTTTTTTAATAAACCAGTTACCACCCTGTGATCCAACAGTAGTAGAGTCACCACTAGCACCTTGAGTTACATCAGGACCCTTGTAAGTAACAACAGTAGGAGAAGATGGAGAGTTACCATCTACATTTCCAATACCAAATAATTTTCTGTTGTGATAGTTTGGTAATACAAAGTTACCAGAATATGTGTAAGTGTTACCACTTAGAGTTTTTGTTGCAGTGCCACCATATGTTGTGCCAATAGCATCAAATAAATCTGGATAATCTTGTGCGCTTAAAGTTCTACCATCACACTCAATCCATCCAGGAAATCTAGAATTTAAATTTCCATCAAGAGTACCCCAGTTACCTGTCTTATCTCTAAAGATAGACATAACTGTTCCGATTGTCATTCCATCTAGTTTAGGATTTCGCTGACTGTACCAATGCCCAAACTGTACATTATCAGCACTAGCGTAGGTTGATACAGACCAATTAGTAGTATATGACATTATGGACCAACTGTGATTGACATGCTTCCTGTTTGATTGAGACCATTGGGTGTAAGTATTCTTAAACGCAATGTCTCCCCATTATTTATTTGTCCCGTGGTTACCCATCCACCATTACCAACCTTAAAACTACCTCCAGTTACTGTAATATTTGCTGCAGCAGTAAGACCTTGCACAAGAACAGTGTTGCTGTAAACGAATGTGTTTGGTACTTGATTAGTTTGATTGACAAAGTAGAAAGCATCTGGAATCTGATCACCATCTGTAGTAGTGATAACTTTCCAAACATCAGTAAGAGATCCAATAGTAACATCTACTTCTACTTCACCACCATAATCAGGACTAGAAGTAACTCTTAGTTGAACAGCATCATTTACATTAATATTTCCACTAGTTTGCCATGGACCAGTTCCTACTCTAAACTCTGCTCCACCAGTTAATGTTACTGGTGTAGGAACATTAATGCCAGCAATGACTTGAGGTAAACTCTCAGTCATTGTGCTAGCTTGTACACCAACAACATTAACAAAGTCAAAATAATCTGGATCTGTGTCAGCAGTCACGACATTAGTAACTGACCAGTTTTTGTTTGGACTATCACCAACAGTAACATAAGTAGATGCAGTCTCACCTAAGTTGCCACTAGTAAGATATCTAAGAATTAAAACTTCTCCGTTGTTAATAACTTTCTGTGCTGTACTAAACGAACTACCATTAACAGAACTTTCAAATCCATTTGTAGGAGCAGATACAATAACTGGAACAGTGATACCAGTAATCGTAATCTGATTACTCTGTACATATGACTCAGTTGGAGCATCTACAACATTCTCAAATTCAAATGCATTAGGAAACTGTCCAGGTTCTTGTGCAGTAGTAATGTTCCATTGAGAACTAGTTAATCCAATAGTAACTGTGCTAGTCAATGTTGTGGTATATGTATCAGAAGAGGTCATTCTAAGTCTTACAGTATCGCCGTTACTAACGGTTACTGCATTTTGCGTAAATGCACCACCATTTACTGACATAAATGCACCATTAGATGCAGAAGCAGATACATCTACTTGAATGCCAGTAATTGTAACCTCATTACTAATGTATTGTGTACTTGTGTCAGCGTCAAAAATACTATCGAAAGTAAAAATATCAGGAATATTGTCTGGTGCCAATACATTAAGTGTAACAGATCTCTGTGAAAATACACCAGCATTACTTACTGTTAATGTGTAAGTTGTTGGTGTGGCAGGAGCAACGACTGTTGTTGATTGTTCACCAACACTAACACTACCAATACCTTGATTGATTTCAGCAAAAGATGCTGTTTCAACACCATTGAATAATGTACTCCAAGATAGTGTTACGACATCTCCCTCATATACATCAGTAGCAGTATTATCATCATTTGCTCTAAAGTATGCAATCTGTGGTGGAACAGAGAATGAAACGATTGCATAACCACTAGCACTATTTGTACTACCACCCTGTAATAATTCTAATGCATTGTTATCATAACGCGATGTTCCAGCACCACCAGAAGAACCACCAAAACTATTGTCAGCACCAGCACTACCGCCGCCGCCACCTGAGTGACCGCCGCCGCCTCCACCGCCTCCGCCGCCGTCT